CGGTGGCACCTCCACCGCACTCCAAGCGACCGGTGGCGCAGCAACAGGCGGTGGCGGCGGCGGGTCGTTGACCGCTGGAAACGGCCTGTAGACACCCGGCAGCGGTGGCAGCCACGCCTCCACCGGCATCACATGGCAAGCGGCCGCCATCACGACCGCCGGGGCAGAAGGCCCGCACGGGTTCGCCAGCCCGTTCGGCAACTGCGGCGGCGTCGGCGGCGCAGGCGGCGCAGCAAACAACGGTGGCGCAGCGGGTCGTGGCGGCAACGGCGGATGGCCCGCCGGGGGCGGCGGTGGCGGCGGCGCATCCATCACCTCAACCGGAGCATCGGGCGCCGGTGGCCGAGGCGGCGACGGAGTGGTTCTCATCCAAGTGATCTGGTAGGTGGGTCATGCCGCAGTGGATCGACGTCCCCGGCGATGACTCCACCTGGCAACTGGTCGAGGGCAGCGAACTCGCCCAGCTCGTCCAGTTACGAAACGCCACCACCTCCAGCGGCGTCACCGGCACCGGCACCTCAACGCTGGCAGCAGCCACCGCCACAGCGGCAGGCACCACCACCATCGTCGGCACCGCAGCCTCAACGCTCAGCGGCGCCACCTCGGCAGCGTCAGGCACCACCACGGTCGCCGGAAGCGGCACACCGGCAGCAGGGCCCGCCACCGCCACAGCGGCAGGCACCACCACCATCGTCGGCAGCGGCACACCCTCCACTGCTGCCGACACTGCCACAGCATCCGGAACTGTCGGCGGCGGATCCGTCACCGGCACCGGCACCTCCACGCTTGCCAGCGATACCGCCAACGCTTCGGGCACCACGACCGTGGTCGGAGCCAGCGGCACAACGCTCGGCAACGACACCGCCAACGGCACCGGCAACGCCGGCACACCAACCCCGCCCGACGACGGCTACTCGCACTCGACCGGCGGCAGGCCGCTGCCACGCCGCCGGCCACAACCACCGACACCACCTCGCCGCACGCTCACCCTGCCAGGGATCAGCGGCTGGGCCGACACCACCCTCCAGCACGCCACCTGCACCGCAGACGGCGACGTCGACCCATTGAACCTGCTGGCAGAGGACGAAGAACTCCTCCTGCTTGTCTGACCAGGGAGATGCCCATGACCATCGCCGAACGCGCCGCACGCACCGACCGCGAGACCCGATCCTTCACCGTTGCCGACCTCGAGCTGCGCGACGCAAAGGACGGGTTCACGTTCGAAGGTGTCGCCTCCGTCGTCAACACCGGCTACCACGTCCGCGACCAGTGGGGCGAATACACCGAGACGATCCTGCCGGGTGCGTTCAACCGCACCCTCAAGCAGAAGGCCGACGTCCGTCTGCTCGTCAACCACTCCGGTGTCCCGCTCGCACGCTCGAAGTCGGGCACCCTCAAGTTGTCGGCCGACCCGAACCTGCGGGCCACCGCCACGTTGGACCCGTCGAACCCGACGGTGCAGGAAATCCGATCGGCCATGAACCGTGGCGACCTCGACCAGATGTCGATCGGGTTCCGTGTCCGGGACGAGGAATGGTCGTCGGACTACAGCCAGCGGTCGATCAAAGAGATCGAACTGTTCGACGTGTCCGTTGTGACCTATCCGGCCTCGCCGACCACAACCGCCAGTCTCCGCTCGTTTGATGCGTTCATCGCCAACATCCGTGACGTCGACATGACCAAGGACCAGATGCGTCGAGCGGTGCGCAGCCTGCAGCGCCGCTTCGCCGACGTCTGGAACGAAGAAGTCGAGTCCTGGCTCGAACTGGCCCTCAAAGCCCGCTTCGTCACCACCCCGCTCGCCATGGTCGACGTCGAGGACTTCAACGACAACCAAGTCGTGTTCTGTCTCTACGGCACCGAAACCGACGGCTACTGGCAACTCGACTACAGCCTCGGCGACAACAACACCGTCACCCTCGCCGACACCGACCCGATCGAAGTGAACGAGGTCGTGTCGTACGTCCCCATCCGTTCCACCAGCCCGTTCGAGCAGCGCGACCGCGCCGAACGCGAAGCGCTGGAACGAAAGATCGCCGCCCGGCCACCGCTGGCCTGACGGCACCCACATCGAACCCGGAGCGCGCCACCCGGAACCGCAGTTGCGGTCACCACGGGCTTCGCCACCACGTCGATGACCACACCCCCAACCCCACTTCCTGAAAGGACGTGACCACCATGGACATCCGTTCACACGTGATCGCGCTCAACGAGGACCGGGCCCGTGTCGTCGAGCAGCTCCGCAGCGAGCTGGACTACACCGCCGGCCGTGAGCGCACCGCCGAGGAGAGCCAGAAGATCGCCCGCCTCGACGCCCGCATCGACGAGATCGACGCCGAGGTGCGCGAGTTCGTCGCCCGCGAGACCCGCGAGCGCGAAGCCGCCACCCTGCGCGAGCAGACCCTCAGCGTGTTCGGCGAGGCCCGCACCGCGAAGCGCGACGCCCACAGCGTCGACGCCTTCCGCAGCTGGCTCGCCAACCCGCACGGCGAGTTCGAGGTCGACATCCAGCGCGCCATGCGCGAGCGTCAGCTGCTCCGTCAGGGCGCATCGCCCGACGAGATCCGCGCCCTCGCCTGGGACGCCACCTCCGGTTCGCTGGTCGTGCCGACCACGATGGCCCGCAGCCTGTTCGACCTCCTCGAGGCCAACATCTCGGCGTTCCGCATCGGCGCCACCCAGATGAACACCTCGACCGGTGAGAACATGCAGCTGCCCCGTCTGCAGACGCACGGCATCGGCACCCAGGTCTCCGGTCAGGGCACCACCCTCGCTGGCAGCGACCCGGTGATGAACCGTGTCAACCTGAACGTCTACAAGTACGGCCAGCTCGTCCGTGTCTCGTCGGAACTCGTCAACGACGCAGCGTTCGACATCGCCTCCTGGCTGGGCGGCGACATCGGCTACGCCCTCGGTCGCGTCGTGGACGCCGACCTCGTCGTCGGCACCGGCACCAACGAGCCGACCGGCATGACGATCCTCGCCGGCGCAGGCACCAACGCCCCGATCAAGACCGGTGGCTCGCTCATCGCTCCGACGGTGGAGAAGTTCATCGACCTGCAGTACAGCGTGGCGGACAGCGTCCGTCAGCGCGGTTCGTGGCTGATGCACGACTCGACCGCCGGTTCGATCCGCAAGCTCCGCGACGGCGCTGGCGGCACCATCGGTGCGTTCCTGTGGGAGCCGTCGCTGACCGCCGGCCTCCAGTCCGGCCAGCCCGACCGGTTCCTCGGCAACCCGGTGTACACCGACACGAACTGCGCCTCGGCCGGCTCGAACGCGATCCTCGCCACCTTCGGCGACTTCTCGGAGTACGTGATCCGCACCGTCGGCAACCCGACCATCGAGAGCGACACCAGCCGCTACTTCGACACCGACGAGGTCGGTTACCGAGGCAAGTGGCGGGTCGGCGGCAACCACCGCCAGGTCGGCTACCTCAACACGCTCGTCCAGAACGTGTGACCTCCCCAGCCCTAGCGGCTGGATGATCGCCCCGGCAGGGGGGCGACAGGGCCGACCCGGTGCACCTCCAGCGCCGGGTCGGCCCACCCCTGCACCCAACCTGCCAACCCAACAAGGAGAGCCTGTGCCTGCACACATGGTCCCAAGCGGTGACCTCGTCGACCGGTTGCGTCACCTCGAACGCAACGGCGAAGAAGTCATCACCGTCGCACCGATCACGACCGAACAGTTCTTGGTCGTGACACGGCTCGTCAACCCGAACCACACCCGGCTCGCAGCAGTCACCCACGCAGCCCGCACCGGCGCCGACAAGTGGGACCGTGACCCGCTGCTGCACTCGTTCATCACCGACCACATCGTCGTCGACGAGGTGGCCGGATGAAGATCCTGCTGCACTCCAACTCGGCCAACGTCAAGACCGGCTACGGCGTCCAAGTGGCGTTGCTCGCCGAACGTCTCATCAACGACGGCCACCAGGTGGCAATCTCGGCCACCTACGGCGCACCCGCCGGTTGCGGCATGACCTCATGGACCACCCAGTCCGGCGTCGAGGTCCCGGTGTATCCGTCGTGGTTCATGGTGTCCGGCGACGACGTGATCGCAGCACACGCCAAACAGTTCTTCGGCAGCGACGAAGGCTGGATCATCCCGCTGCTCGACGTGTGGTCGCTGACCTCGCCGCAGCTGCGCGAGTTCAACGTCGCCGCCTGGGCACCCGTCGATCATGACCCGGTCCCCAAGATGGTCGTCGACTTCTTCGAACGGTCACAGGCCCGCTGCATCGCGATGACCCGTCACGGGTTCGCCGAGTTCGACCGCCACGGCCTCAACCCGGCGTACATCCCTCTCGCCGTCGACACCACCACCTACCGCCCCACTTTCGATGTCCACGTCGAAGGCCGCAAGGTGTCGGCCCGCCAGTTCCTCGACCTGCCCGACAACGCGTTCGTCGTCGGCATGGTCGGCATGAACAAGGACCCGAACGACCGCAAGGGTTTCGCCGAAGCGTTCCAAGCGTTCGCCCGGTTCGCAGCCCGCCGCAAGAACGCCATCCTGCATGTGCACACCGAGAAGTCGGGCACCGGCGGCGGACTCAACCTGCCCGAACTCGCCGCCGCCGCAGGCATCCCCAAGGACGCCATTCGCTTCACCAACCAGTACGCCTACATGATCGGTTTCCCACCGAAGCTGATGGCAGCCATGTACACGGCGTTCGATGTGCTGCTCGCCCCGTCACGCGGCGAAGGGTTCTGTGTCCCACTCATCGAAGCACAGGCCTGCGGTGTTCCGGTCATCGCTTCCAACTTCACCGCCCAAGCAGAACTGGTCGGCGCCGGCTGGACCGTCGGCGGCCAACTCTGGTGGGACGGCCCGTCCCGCTCCTGGTACCAGACCGCCAACGTGTTCGAGATCGAACGGGCACTCGACAAGGCGTACGACACCGACCTCGACGAGCTGAGCCCGAAAGCGATCGAGTTCGCCCTCGGCTACGACGCCGACACCGTCTACCGCACCTACTGGCGTCCGTACCTCGACACGCTTGACACTCGACCGGTGGCCGACAAGGCGCCGATGGAGAAAGTCACGGTGCTGGTCCCGGCCGTGAACCGTCCCGAGAACGTGGCCCGCCTCGTCGACTCGTTCAACGCCACCAACGACGGCAGCGCCCAGCTGCTGTACGTGGTGGAGTCACAGCATCACGACCAGCTCGACGCCCTCGACGCCGCCGGAGCCACTTACATCTTCGCCACCCGAGGCAGCTCGTACGCCTCCAAGATGAACGAAGGCTTCAGTGTCACCGACACCGACTGGGTGTTCCTCGCCGGTGACGACGTCGAGTTCACACCTGGCTGGATCGAAACGGCACGCACCCTGTCGGACCGGTTCGATGTCATCGGCACCAACGACTCCGAACCGGGCCGTGTGCGCAACCCGCTCGTCGCGGCCGGCAAGCACGCTGACCACTTCTTCGTCCGACGCTCCTACGTCAACGACGACGGCGCATCGCTCGAAGGTCCGGGCATCTTGTGCCCCGAGGCGTATTACCACTGGTACACGGACAAGGAAATGATCCAACTCGCCAAGGCCCGAGGCGTGTTTGCCCCGTGCTTGGAATCGGTGGTTATCCATCACCATCCCGGCTACGACGGCCGCGAAGATCTGCGGGCCAACGACCCGACCTACATGAAGGCGGTCGAGTTCTCCGAGATGGACGAGATCGCGTTCCGCCGCAGGGCGCCGCTGATCGAACAACACCAGACCGTCCGAAAGGACATCTGGTCATGAGCCGCCCCACCATCATCGACGTGTTCCCGTTCAACAACGAACTGGACATGCTGCAATGTCGGCTTGAGGAAATGTCGTCGGCGGTCGACTGGTTCATCGCCATCGAAGCCGACGTCGACCACCAAGACCATCCCAAACCGTTCCACCTGACCGACAACCTCGACCGGTTCTCCGCCTGGTCCGATCAGCTGATCGTCGTCCGAGCGACCGGGATGCCAACGTTGGCTGACGACCCGGATCCGTGGGCCCGAGAACTAGCCCAACGCGAATACGCCATCGAAGGCCTCCGCCAGATCAACGCCCGACGCGAGCTGCAAGCCGACGACATCGTCCTGCACGGCGACGTCGACGAAATCTGTCGGGCTGTCCATGTCCGCAACGTCCGACCCCGCACCGGGTTCGTCACGTTCGAACAGCGGCTGCACTGTTTCGCCGTCGACTGGCTCCACCCCGACCCGTGGGGCGGCACCGTCGCAGCCACCTTCCGCCAGCTCGGCCAGCTCGGACAATGGCCGTTCCAGAAGTTGCGCAACACCCGCAACGCCAACACCGCCCTGCCCGACGCCGGATGGCACCTGTCATGGTTGGGCGGCAAAGAGGCAGCGCTCGCCAAGCTCGGATCGTTCTGCCATCCCGAGATCGCAGAACGCACCCTCGTCGGGCTCAGCTCCGACCTGTACCTGCGGGAAGGGTTCCATGTCGACGGCCGGCGGATGAAACCGGTCGATGTCGACGAGTCATGGCCGAAGATGATCGCCGAGCGTCGCTGCTCGGAAGTGTGGTTCCGTCCCCGATGAGCGCCCACACCGCCACCTTCACCGAGAACTGGTTCGACCAGGTATCACAGGACCGGCTTGCCGAACTCGGCCGACTGGTCGACAACGTCCCCGGCGTCATCGTCGAGATCGGATCATGGGAGGGACGCTCCACCTGCGTCCTCGCCAACGCGATCCGCCCTCGAGAAGTGATCGCCATCGACACTTGGCAGGGTTCGCCCGGCGAGATCTCCCACGACCTCGCCGCCGAACGCGACGTCCACGCCACCTTCGCAACCAACGTCGCAGCACTGACCGGCGGCAACGTCCGCGAATGGCGTTCCGGTTGGCGTGACGCCATCCCACAGATCGACGACCCGATCGCCCTGTGCTTCATCGACGCCGAACACACCTACCGCGAGGTCTACGACAACATCCAAGCGGTACTGCCCAAGCTTGCGTCGGGCGGTGTGCTGTGCGGCGACGACGCCGGCCACCCACCGGTCCGCCGAGCAGTACTCGACCTGCTGCCTGAACAGGACGTGTTCGTGAAGGGCAACGTGTGGTCGTGGCGCAAACCGGCACTGGCCGACATGTACCGCTCGGTCGCGTCGACACCGTCCGACATCTACCTGCACCTGCCACGGTTCGTCGAACTCGTCACCCGCTCCAAGGCCACCAAAGTCCTCGAGCTGGGCACCCGCACCGGTGTGTCAACCATCGCCTGGCTTCACGCCCTCGAGCAGACCGGCGGCCACCTGTGGTCGGTCGACATCGACAGCCAGCCGCCGATCGGTCAGTTCCCGCATTGGACGTTCATCCAAGGCGACGACATGGACGGCACAGTGCAAGCACAACTGCCAGCCCCGTTCGACATCGTCTTCTTGGACACGTCGCACCACTACCAGCACACCAAAGCCGAACTCGACCGCTACCAGCACATGGTGCGACCCGGCGGCCTCATCGTGTGCCACGACACCGAACTCCCCATCCCCGAAGGCGCACCGGCAGGCGACCCGACCTATGCGGTGTAACGGGCCATCGAGGAGTTCGTCGCAGCAACCGGCCGTCGCTGGCTCAACATCCCCGACTGTTGGGGGCTCGGAATCAACGAGGTGAA